CTAAGATTTTTCTCCGGGGGGATGTTTGGGCGGTGTGCTTATGGATGGTTTCGCGTTTTAGGCTGAAGTATTTCCAAGACATATGCGATTGCGTGTACTTTTGAACCGGGTGCCGAATTCAGTTTCGACGGTATCCGGTCCATCCGTCCTCTCCTTTCGGGGTTCGGCGCTCGCTTCAAAAGTATATGCAATCTCATAGCAAAAGAGGACCGGACAATTATGAAAGGATATTCAAAGCCATACGGATCAGACCGGAATGGAGGTGAAAGCGCATGGCAACCAGGAGAGAAAATTCAGATGGGGCCGTTTCGCGCAGATCAGCTCCAGCGGTCGGCCTTGAGGCAAGGGAAGATCAGCTGATCAGTCTTGCCGCAGCTCAGGCAGAAGAGATGCTTCTGCAAAAGAAAGCCCCAACGCCAATCGTTGTACATTTTCTTCGGCTCGGAACTTCCAAGAATCAGCTTGAGAAAGAGAAGCTTCGGAAAGAGAATATTCTGCTCGAAGCCAAGGCCGGCGCGATTGAGTCCGCGGCAAGGGCAGAGGAACTGTACGCAAAGGCCATCGCGGCCATGCGTGAGTACTCAGGTTCTCTTTCCAGCGAAGGCTGAAAAAATCAAAATGAATCTGAGACGGTATTCTGAGCTGAAGAGATTAAAGACATTCGAGGAGAGGTACGAGTATCTTAGGATCGGAGGGTTGATAGGAGAGTCAACCTTTGGGTTTGAACGATATTTGAATCAGCAGTTATACACCTCTCAGCGGTGGCGGCTTTTACGAAATGAGATCATCATCAGGGACAACGGATGCGATCTTGGAATTGAAGGAAGAGATATTCACGACAAGATCATCATCCATCATATGAATCCTTTGACGAGGGAACAGATGCGGACTCCAGACGATTCCATGTTCGATCCGGAGTATTTAATTTGCGTCAGCTACAATACACACAATGCGATTCACTATGGGGACGCGAGTCTTCTGCGCGGAGATTATATTCCGAGAAGACCAAACGACACCTGTCCCTGGAAAAACTAAAAACGGACCGGAGTATACATAAATGAAAGGAGAGGGTTAACCATGGTCAGCGGTGCGGACAGCATCTTTGTAACGATCAAGAAGATGCTTGGACTTGGCGATGACTATACGCCTTTTGATACGGACATTCTGGTTTTCATCAATGGCGCGTTTATGACGCTGCAGCAGCTTGGTGTCGGGCCGGATGGTGGCTTTCAGATCAGCGATGCCGAGACATCCTGGAATGATTACGTGAGCGATAGTGAAATGATCGGCGCTATCGCGAACTATATCTACTTATCGGTGAAGATTCTTTTCGATCCTCCTTCCAATTCGTTCGTGATGGATGCGATGCAGAAGCAGATCGAGCAGATTGGATGGAGGCTGAACGTTCAGGCCGAATCGAAGAAGACGTTCGATTTTATTACAGATGACGATAATGCCCGTAGACGCGGATGGCCTGGAAATGAAGTGATTGAGGGAACCGGCGTGACCGGCGAGTCCGATCCTTGAGGAGCTGGTTGAATGTTATCTAACACAGCAGTTCCTTACTATTACGGGCAGTTCCGAGATAAGGTTTTGAGAGGCGAGATTCCGGTCTGCAGGGAAGTCTCTCTGGAAATGAACCGGATAGACGACCTTATACGAAGTCCTCTTTATTATTACGACGAAGACGCGATAAATGGATGGGTTAAGTTTTGTGAAAATGAACTGACCCTTCGGGACGGGTCTGATCTGTTCCTGATGGACAGCTTCAAGCTGTGGGCTGAACAGATTTTTGGCTGGTACTATTTCGTTAATCAGAGTGTCGCTGTTCCGAACGCTTCCGGAAACGGAATGCACTTCGAGAATCGGAGGATTAAGAAAAGGCTCACGAACAAGCAGTTCCTGATCGTTCCCCGAAATAACGCGAAAAGTATGTACGCCGCCACCATTCAGGGCTATTATCTGACTGTTGACACGAGCACGACCCATCAGGTGACGACTGCCCCGACGATGAAGCAGGCTGAAGAAGTCATGAGCCCGCTTCGGACCGCGATTGCGAGAAACCGCGGACCGTTGATGCAGTTTCTGACGGACGGTTCACTTCAAAATACAACCGGAAGCAAAGCAAACCGGCAAAAACTGGCGGCCACGAAGAAAGGTATTGAAAACTTCCTGACCAACTCACTCCTTGAGATCCGCCCTATGAGCATCGACAAGCTTCAGGGTCTGGACTGTAAGATCGCTTCCATCGACGAATGGCTGAGCGGAGATATTCGGGAGGACGTCATCGGCGCTCTGGAGCAGGGTGCTTCGAAGAACGACGACTACCTGATTTTGGCTATCAGTTCAGAGGGAACCGTCCGAAACGGTTCCGGCGATACGATCAAGATGGAGATCATGGACATCCTGAACGGGAAGTATTATAACCCTCACGTGTCCATCTGGTACTACAAGCTGGACGATCTGCAGGAGATCGAGGAAGGGAAGACTAATCCGAAGATCTGGATGAAGGCCTGTCCGAATCTTGGACAGACAGCGCAGTACGAAACCTATCTGCAGGAAGTGCAGAGAGCGGAAATGGCTCCGGCTTCCCGCAACGATATTCTGGCGAAGCGATTCAACATTCCTGTTGAAGGATACACGTATTTCTTCACCTATGAAGAAACGATTCCGCACCGTCCGAGAGAATTCTGGCAGATGCCGTGCGCCATGGGAGGGGATCTTTCGCTTGGCGACGACTTCTGTGCGTTTACGTTTTTGTTTCCGCTTGGGCGTGGAAGCTTTGGCGTGAAGACCAGGTGTTACATCACCTCACTTACGCTGTCGAAGCTTCCGGCCGCGATGCGGATGAAGTACGACGAATTCATCAAAGAGGGAAGCCTCATTATCATGGAAGGCACCGTGTTGGACATGATGGAGGTTTATGACGACCTGGACAAGTACATTATTGACAATCAGTATGACGTGCGCTGCTTCGGCTTTGACCCGTACAATAGCCGGCTGTTCGTGGAACGGTGGATCCGGGAGAACGGCGAGTTCGGCGTGGAGAAGGTCATTCAGGGCGCAAAGACGGAAAGCGTACCGCTTGGCGAACTGAAAATCCTGGCTGAGCAGCGGATTTTAATTTTTGATCAGCAGCTGATGGGCTTTGCTATGGAGAACGCGATCGCGCTGCAGGACACCAATGGAAACCGTAAACTCAGTAAAAAGAGAAGCGACCAGAAGATTGATTCCGTGGCCGCCATGATTGACGCTTATGTGGCGTATAAACTGAATTCGGACATGTTCGAATAATAGGAGGAAGTCAAAATGACTATCGTATCGCCTTGGGTTGAATACTATCGCGAACTGGAAGCGCTGTTTGTGCAGGATAAAGAAGTCAAAGTCGTGTTTGACGATGAGGCCAAAGAAGTAAAGCTGCTGGTGGATAATGGCCGTAAGGCCGATGCACTGACCAAGCTTTTGCCGGAAGAGAAGAAGTTCGGCAATGTCACGCTGAAGGTTACGGTTGTTCCGTCCAATGAAGGAGAGACGACGGTTCAGCTTCTGGAAGACGCGTTCCATAACAATCCTGCTCTTGTTGGCACGATGTCTGTTCCGACTCCGTTAGGTGATATTGTGGATTACGCTGTTTTTGAGGGGCGCGTTGTTCAGTATAAGGCCGACAATATGGCTGATCCTTATGGCACCAAGTCTACGCTGTATCAGGATATTGCCAGGGACGTCTTTGGCGAAAGGGCCACTGCCTTCTTCTGCACGGAGCCGGTGAAATATTAATAGATTCGCTGTTTAATGCAATAGGAGGTACTCAGATGAACGACCGCCGCAGCAAAATTCGATTTGTTCGTAATGATCGAATGCCTGATGCCAATCGAGACTATTTGCTTCATTACGGCGTTAAAGGAATGAAATGGGGAGAAGTGAAAGAAGAAGAATTTAAGCCGCGAACATATCTTAGCGCTTATTCTCCTCAAAAAATGCGAACGTCTGGCGGAAGCGCCAAAACGAGTCGAGTTACGCATAAGACCGGTGCTCCAAACTCCAGAGTTGTTCGGTCCCAGACTAAGCAAAACGCTTCTATAAAAAATGTTGACTCTTCTAAACCCAAAGACCGTATATCGGTAAAAGATACTACTGGCCGTTTTGGACGTGGAAACATTGATCTTAATAAGCGACAAGTCGTGAGAAACAAGGATGGAACAATTAGTACAGAACGTT